TGATAATTTTGCGCGGCGTTCCGCATCTGGCGGATTTTCTAAGCGAGGCGGCTTTGTTCCCTAATGCGGCGCATGACGATATGATCGACGCGGCTATGTCCGCGATTTCTGATATTCTTGCCGCGCCTGCTGCGCCATCAATCCGCTCGTTGTGAGGTCATGAAATGGACTTGCTAAAAATATTTCGCAGGCAGGAAGCCAAGGAAAGCGCGGTTGGTAAAATCCTGATCACAAATCCGGGTCAGCCGGTATGGTCGCCGCGAAATTATAAGCAATTCGCTGAAGAAGCCTATGGCAAAAACGTAGTTGCATATCAGTCAGTTAATAAAATCGCAGAAGCAATTTCGTCGGTTCAGATGATGGTGTTTCGCGGCGAACAGGAATTAAGCGATCATCCTCTCTTGGCGCTGCTAGATCGCCCTAATCCAATGCAGTCCGGTTCTGATTATATGCAAGCCAAGGTTAGCTATTTGATGCTGGCCGGGAATGGATATGAGGAGCGCGTAAAGATCGGTCAGGAAGTGCGCGAACTTTATCAGCTTCGACCGGATCGGATGAAAATCATTCCATCGAATAATGGCGTTCCGTCAGCTTATGAATACGAAGTTGGCGGTCGCAAGGTTCGATTTGATGTTGATCCGCGAACGCTTGACTGTGACCTGCGTCATTTGAAGTTGTTTAATCCAATGAACGATTGGTATGGCCTAAGCCCGGTTGAGGCCGGTTCGTATGCCATCGACCAGCTAAACGAAAGCATGGCATGGCTTCAGGCGCTCTTGCAAAACAGCGCCCGCCCATCCGGCGCTCTTGTCATGAAGGATGGCGGATCGCTTTCTGATGACAATTTCAATCGGCTTAAAACGCAGATCGAAGAACAATACGCTGGCAGCCGCAATGCTGGCCGTCCGATGCTATTGGAAGGCGGGCTTGATTGGAAACAGATGGGGCTTTCGCCTGCCGACATGGGCATCATTGAAGCTAAGTTCAGCGCAGCCCGCGATGTTGCGCTTGCCTTTGGTGTTCCGCCGCTGTTGTTGAATATTCCGGGCGATAACACCTATGCGAACTACAAGGAAGCGCGGCTTGCGTTCTGGGAAGACACAGTTTTGCCGTTGCTCGATCTAATCGTAAATGATTGGAATAACTGGCTTGCTGCGCCTTATGGCGTTGAAATACGCGCAAATGTTGATGAAATCCCTGCGATTTCTGAAAAACGAATGATGCTCTGGGAGATGGCGGATCAATCTCAAGACCTGACGATCAACGAACGCCGCGCCATGAAAGGCTATGAGCCTGTTGCTGGCGGCGATGTTGTTCCGCTTTTAATGAAATCGCCAGCGCCAGTGTCATCAATTCCGCCAGATTTGACAGCAGAGGACATCAAGGCGCTGGCGTATGGTCTAGACTACAAAGCTGACGGCTATCAACCAACAGAAGCCATGGCAGCAGAGGCAGAGCGCGGTCTTGAATGGCGGCGTGAATTTAATCGCGGCGGCACAGAGGTAGGCGTCGCCCGCGCCCGCGATATTAGCAATCGCAAAAACCTTTCCGCCGATACAGTCAAACGAATGGTTAGTTATTTTGCCCGCCATGAAGTGGACAAGCAGGGACAAGGATGGTCGCCCGGAGAAAAAGGATACCCGTCAGCCGGTCGCATCGCTTGGGCGTTATGGGGCGGCGATCCCGGTAGGGCTTGGGCAAACAAGATCAATCGTCAACTGGATGACGAATAATGCTCCGCGCATGGATGGACGAAAACCGCCAACGCGAGTGGCGGCGACAAATGGCGCTCATGGAGCGTCTGGAAAATAAATTTGTCGCCAGTTTATCCACAGGAATTTACAGCGCCAGTGCAGAAATGATTTCTGCATGGAAAATCACCCGCGAAGTAATTCCGGCGCGAGGCTTCCGCGACAAGCTGGAAAATATTTACAAGGATATGATTGTTTCTTCGGCGGTCTCATTTGGCGTTCGCATTTGGCAGCAGGGCAAAAGCGCTGGCGTTGATTTAGAACACAAGCAAGATTTTTCGCAATTTATGATGTCGGAAGCACTTCGCTATTTAGCGAGCGAGGTTATCCGCAGGCGTATTGGTGGCGTTGAAATGGAAACGCGCCAGAATATTATTCGCGCTATCGCTCGCGGATATGCTGAAGGGCTGGGCCAAGACGATATCGCAGATATGATTATGGACACGATGGAAGGTATTTCGCAATGGCGGGCGCGTATGATTGCGAGAACGGAAGTGCATGGCGCTGCGAATTATGGAGCCTATGAAGCCGCCAAGCGCACTGGATTGCCGATGCAAAAGGAATGGATTTCCGCCATCGACAAGCGCACCAGATCGCTAGAAAATGGCGATGAATATGGCCATTTGGAATTTAATGGCACGAAAGTTGGTATGGACGAGGCGTTTGTGTTTACTTCCAAAGAGGGCATTGAAGATCGCCTGATGTATCCGGGCGATCCAAATGGAGCGGCTGGAAACGTCATAAACTGCCGATGCACGACTGGTTTTGTGGTCGATACGGAGGCTTTATTGTGATCGCTGCAAAATCTGATATATTTCCGAAATGCCAAAGCCAAACCGGAATGAAGCACGAGATGATTTTCTAGAGCGCTGCATGGGCGATCAGGAAGCAATTTCCGATTTTCCAGATGCCGATCAGCGTTATGTCGTTTGCCAATCGTTCTGGGAAGATAGGGCCAAAGATATGAGCGAAAATATTCAGAGGAAATCAGTTTCTCTAGACCTGAAAAAAGAGCCTGATCAGGATGGCGTCTTTGAAGGTTATGCGTCTGTCTTTGGCATTGTTGATCAGGGCATGGATGTGGTCGAGCGCGGCGCGTTTATGAAAACGCTGGGCAAGCGCAAGATCAAAATGCTTTGGCAGCATGATACGCAGCAGCCAATCGGTGTCTGGGATGAAGTGCGCGAGGACGAGCGCGGCTTGTTTGTTCGCGGTCGCATCCTGAAGGAAGTGGATAAGGGCCGCGAAGCGATGGCGTTGTTGCGGGCTGGTGCTATTGATAGCATGTCGATTGGTTATCGTGCTATGGAGAGCATCGAAGAAGGCGGCGGGCGTATTCGCAAGCTGACCGAAATTGATTTGTTCGAAATTTCTCTTGTGACGTTTCCGATGCTGCCGGATGCAAAAATCACGGCAGTTAAGTCGATCAAAACGGAACGAGAGTTTGAGGCTTTCCTGCGAGATGCAGGATATAGCCGCAAAGAGGCCACAGCAATAACGCTGCACGGCTTCAAGGCACTTACCGGACTGCGGGACGCTGGATCGGATGAAGGTGCGAAACCCGAGGGTCTTTCCGATCTTCTGTCTCACATCGAAAATCTGAAAACGAGGCTTACCAATGTCTGATGAAATCAAGCAAGCCGCTGCGGCGGTTGACTCTCTTAACCGGGCTTTTGACGAGTTCAAAAAGGCGAACGATGCTCGCCTTGCTGAAATCGAAAAAAAAGGCTCATCTGATCCCGTCCTCGACGCCAAGCTGGCGAAGATCGAGGCCGACATGCAGAAGGCTCAGGCGATTGCTGATGAAGCCGCTCTGGCTTCCAAGCGGGCTAACCGCATTGTGACCGACGAAAAGGGCGAGCAAATCGACCTTGACGCCAAGTCGCAGGAGTGGGCCGGTATGCTTGCCCGTCGCCGTGGCGAAACCGTTCCGCAGTTTGATGCTGCTGGCATGGCCGCTTACAAGTCCGCTTTTGATCGCTTCCTCCGCAAGGGCGAAGAAATCATGGGCATGGACGAGCGCAAGGCTCTGTCGGTCGGTTCCGATCCCGATGGCGGTTATGTTGTCAATCCTGACACATCTGGCCGTATCGTCCAGAAGGTTTTCGAAACTTCGCCGATGCGGGCTTTCGCCAGCATTCAGGTCATTTCCAGCGATGCTCTGGAAGGCTTGTTTGACCTGAACGAAGCCTCGTCGGGCTGGGTTGGTGAAACCGCTTCGCGTTCGGAAACCAACACGCCGGAAATCGGCAAGTGGCGCATCCCGGTCCATGAGCTTTATGCTGCGCCTCGTGCGACGCAGAAGCTGCTGGACGACGCCTCGATCAACATGGAGGCATGGCTTGCTTCCAAGGTGTCCGAAAAGTTTGCTCGCGATGAAGCTGCCGCTTTCGTCAATGGCAATGGTGTTGGCAAGCCGCGTGGTTTCTTGACCTATGCGGACGGCACAACTCTGCCCGGCACTATCGAGCGTTTTGACACTGGCGTGAACGGCGCTTTTGCGGCGGCTCCGAACGGTGGTGACGTTCTGATCAACGCGCTCTACGGTCTGAAGACTCAGTATCGCGCGAACGCAACGTGGTTCATGAACCGCGCAACGCTTACCCTGACGCGCAAGCTGAAGGACAGCGATGGTGCCTATCTTTGGTCGCCCGGCATTGCTGC